TCTGGGTAAGATTTCAGACGTAGGATTGTTTGCCGAGAAGTCCGAGATCACAATAACCCACCAATCGACAGACGATTTACGTGCAAAACTACGTGGTAAGCTAGAGAAACTGGTAAATCCACCAGAAGATGAAGAAGATATTGTTGTATTTGACGATGAACCGATAGATGTTTGCGAAGAACTGGGGTTTGACGATGAGGAAGAAGAAAGATCCTAAAGTAGGTACAGGTAAAAAGCCAAAAGGTTCGGGTCGTAGGCTGTATACGGACGAGAACCCCAAGGATACAGTGCCAATAAAGTTTGCGACAGAGGCAGATGCCCGTGATACGGTGCGTCGAGTCAAGAATGTCAACAAACCCTTTGCCAGAAAGATACAGATCCTTACAGTTTTGGAACAAAGAGCTAAAGTTGCAGGTAAACCCAAGCAAGCAGCCATAGCTAAACGTGGAAAAGAAGCTATCAGGCGTAAACATGGACGAAAATGAGTTTTCCGAAGACGAAATTAAACGGATGTTAGATAATATCGACTCTTTTTCTACAGAAGAGGTGGTAGAGATCAATCGTATCGTGGATGAACTGGCAACTCGTAGACAAAACAAACTAGCATACGACGATTTGATAGAGTTCTGCAAGCGAATGCAGCCAGACTACATAGTGGGTAAGCATCACAGGATTCTGGCTAACATGTTGATGGATATTGAGAAAGGAGCCAAGGATAGAGTCTGTGTAAACATCCCCCCACGGCATGGTAAGTCCCAGTTGGTGTCTATTTTCTACCCAGCGTGGTTTCTTGGCAGGAATCCTACGAAAAAAGTGATGATGGTGTCGCATACCACGGACTTAGCGGTAGATTTTGGTAGAAAAGTACGTAATCTGATCTCTACTGATGAGTATGCACAGATATTTCCTACGGTAAAGCTGGCAATAGACTCTAAATCCGCAGGTCGGTGGAACACAAACTCAGGTGGTGAGTATTATGCCTGTGGTGTAGGTTCAGCACTGGCTGGTCGTGGAGCAGACTTACTATTAGTAGATGACCCCCACTCAGAGCAGGATGTTATTAACGGTAACTTCTCGACATTTGAGAAAGCCTACGAGTGGTATACGTTTGGAGCACGAACACGTCTGATGCCCGGAGGTCGGGTAGCTATAGTCCAGACACGTTGGCATATGGATGACCTGACAGGGCGTGTGGTTAAGGATATGGCGCAGAATGAACGCTCAGATCAGTTTGAGGTCATCGAGTTCCCTGCTATTTTAGAGATAGAAGATGCCGAAACTGATGAGATAGTAGAAAAACCGCTGTGGCCTGAGTTTTTTGATCTTGAAGCTCTGCTTCGTACTAAGGCATCCATGCCTACATTCCAGTGGAACGCACAGTATCAGCAGGAACCCACGGCAGAAGAAGCTGCACTTGTGAAGCGGGAGTGGTGGAACATGTGGATGGCTGATGAACCGCCCATATGTGAGTATATTATTATGTCACTGGATGCTGCGGCAGAAAAACACAATCGTGCTGACTACACAGCACTGACTACGTGGGGTGTATTTCTCAACGAGGAAACAAACGAGTATAATATAATTTTACTCAATAGTATAAAACAGCGGTTAGAGTTCCACGAACTGAAAGAGTTGGCATTGGAAGAGTATAAGTTCTGGGAACCTGACTCGTTTATTGTGGAGAAAAAGAGTTCTGGGGTTGCACTGTATCAAGAAATGCGTAGGATGGGATTACCTGTGTCGGAGTATACCCCACATAGAGGGTCAGGTGACAAGCTCGCACGGTTAAATTCTGTATCTGATATTGTAGCTTCTGGTTTGTGTTGGGTTCCGCCGACACGGTGGGCCGAAGAAGTTGTTGAAGAGATAGCAGGATTTCCGTTTATGAGCAACGATGACCTTGTGGATTCTACCGTCATGGTGTTAATGAGGTTCAGACAGGGTGGGTTTATACGCTTGCCGAGTGATGAGCCAGAAGATCAAAGATATTTCAAGCGTAAAGCGAGTGGGTATTATTGATGAGAAAGTATGATGGGTACATGACACACTATAATATGTTTCCCAACAATAAAAATAAAAAAATTAAAAAACATGGGAAACGAGTGGTGGGTAAACATGTCAGCCCAAGCGGTAAAAAATACTCTCTTACTAATTATGGTTCTGGTAGTGTAGAAACGAACAGGTGATATATGGCTATTGATAAAGGTATAACCGTTGCCCCCCAAGGTATAGACGAAGCGGCTCTTGCGGAAGAACCGACAGAGTTGGAGATAGAGATTGTAAATCCAGACATGGTGACTCTGGATGATGGTAGCGTTGAGTTGACACTAATACCCGATGCTATGCCTCTAGATATGACACCATTTGATGCTAATTTGGCAGAGTTTCTTGATGAGAGTTTTCTAGCTAGTTTAGCAAACGAGATGTTAGAACTTGTAGATTCTGATATGGACAGTCGGAAAGAGTGGGCAGATACCTACGTCAGGGGATTAGATATTATAGGTTTTAAATATGACGAGCGCACCACTCCTTGGGAAGGAGCCTGTGGTGTGAACTCTACAGTGCTTGCCGAAGCGACTATACGATTCCAAGCAGATACAATGAGTGAGACTTTTCCTGCGGCTGGTCCTGTTCGTGTAAAAATTATAGGCGAAGAAACTAAAGAAAAGGATGATGCAGCTATCCGTGTAAAAGCTGATATGAACTATCAGTTGACCGAGAAGATGGTGGAGTATCGCCCTGAACATGAGCGCATGTTGTACAGTCTTGGTTTGGCAGGTTCTGCGTTTAAGAAGGTTTACTTTGATCCTAATATAGGTAGACAGGTCGCTATATACATTCCGGCAGAAGATGTCATTGTACCTTATGGTGCGTCTAACATAGAGTCTGCGGAACGTGTTACTCATGTAATGCGGAGAACAAAAAACGATGTTCGTAAATTACAAGTTAATGGGTTTTACAGAGATGTAGATATAGGAGAGCCTATACCTTACCACAGTGATATTGAAGAGAAGAAAGCCGAGGATGGTGGATTCTCTATGACTGATGACGATAGGTATTCTCTATACGAAATACATGCTGATGTTGTTCTTGAGGGATTAGATGACGATGAGGAGGAGATAGCAAAACCTTACGTTATTACTATGGATCGTGGTAGTAGTGAAATACTAGCCATAAGACGTAACTGGAACCCTGACGATGAGTTGATGTTAAAACGTCAACACTTTGTACATTATGTCTATGTGCCCGGATTTGGTTTTTACGGTCTTGGTTTGATACACATCATAGGGGGGTACGCTAAAGCAGGTACATCTCTCATAAGACAGCTTGTAGACGCTGGAACACTGGCTAACCTTCCGGGGGGTCTGAAGTCTCGTGGGTTACGGATCAAAGGTGATGATACCCCCATAGAGCCGGGGGAATTTAAGGATGTAGACGTACCATCAGGTAGCATTCGTGAGAACATCATGCCCTTGCCGTACAAGGAACCTAGTCAAACACTTCTTGCACTTCTTAACCAGATAACTGATGAAGGTCGTAGGTTAGGCGCAATCAGTGACATGAACATATCTGATATGTCAGCTAACGCACCTGTGGGCACAACGCTTGCTTTACTTGAAAGAACTTTGAAGCCAATGGCAGCGGTACAGGCTCGTGTTCACTATGCTATGAAGCAAGAGTTCAAGATGCTCAAAACCATAATAGGTGAGTACGCTCCGGCAGAGTATGGGTATGAACCGTTTCGTGGAGCCATAACAGCACGTAAGTCTGATTACATGATGGTAGATGTTATACCTGTCAGTGATCCCAATAGTTCTACGATGGCACAACGTGTGGTTCAGTATCAAGCTGTCTTACAGATGGCTCAACAAGCTCCACAGATTTACGATCTACCACAGTTACACCGCCAGATGATTGAAGTGTTAGGTATAAAGAATGCAGATAAACTTGTTCCGATAGAGGACGATGCTAAACCTACTGATCCTATTAGTGAGAATATGAACGCACTTATGGGTAAACCATTGAAAGCTTTTATATACCAAGACCACGCAGCACATATTGCAGCGCATGAAGCATTTATGAAGGACCCCATGATCGCTCAAGCCATAGGTAAAAATCCACAGGCCCAGCGAATCATGGCAGGATTACAGGCGCACATAGCAGAACATTATGCGTTCTTGTATAGACAACAGATAGAGAAGCGGTTGGGAGCTTCGTTACCCGCACCTAATTCTGAACTTCCTGAGAATTTAGAAGTCGCATTATCAAGTCTAGTTGCCAAGGCAGCAGAACAAGTTACTCAAGGCAATCAGCAGAAAGCGGCACAGATGGAAGCGCAACAGAAAGCGCAAGATCCGGTTGTTCAGATGAAGCAAGCAGAGTTGCAGCTTGAAGCTCAGAAGATACAGCAGAAAGGCGATAAGGATGCTGCAGAGCTTGGGTTAAAAGAACGAGAGCAGACACGCAAAGAGAAGAAGGATGCGGCAGATCTGGCTATAGATAATCAAGAATTAGCGTTAGAGATTGATAAAGCAAAGGTAGATATGACCCTAGACATACAAGAAGCACAGCGAAATGTTAACGATAGTATTACGGATATAGTTAACAGAGGGGCTGATAGAGAATAATGGCAGATAACATATTTACTGTACTAAATAAAAAGTTTGTAGAAGATAGAGCTTCTGCTATAGAATCTCTTACATCTGGAGCAGCCAAAGACTTTGCCCAGTACAAAGAGACAACAGGTTACATTCGAGGTCTGGAAACCTGTATGCGAACTGTGAATGACCTCTCGCGCAACTACATGGACGGTGATGATGAGTGAAGCTGAAAATATAAGTGAAGAACAGTTAGAAGCAATGATCCCCTTGCCTGTGGGCTATAGAGTGCTTATAGCACTGCCGCAGGTAGAAGAGACGTTTGACGGTACCGAACTTCTTAAATCGTCACAGACGAGAAATGAAGAACACGTTATGTCAATAATAGGGTTAGTCGTAGACATGGGTAAACAAGCGTATGCTGATAAAGAGCGTTTCCCTACGGGCGCATGGTGCAAACAAGGCGATTATGTCATGTTTCGCGCTAATTCAGGCACACGTTTTAGGATAGGTAATACTGAATATCGTCTTATGAACGATGACTCTATAGAAGCTGTCGTACCTGACCCAACTGGAATATCACGAGTATAAGGACTTATTATGCCATTTCAAAAAGTAGAATTTGAGTTTCCTGATCCCGATGCTGTTGAAGAGGATACAGAAATAGAAATAGAACCTTCTAGTGAGATAGAGGTAGAAATACCGGGCAAAGAAAAGCCTGTTGTTGAGGAAGCGGTTGAACTTGAACCCGAACTCGAACCTGAATTGGAGATAGTTGATGACGTACCTAAAAAGGACAGGAATCGTACTCCGTCTGAACCACCTGAAGATGTCACTGAAGAAGAGTTGGAAAACTATTCAGACAAAGTTCGTAACAGGATACGACACTTTAGTAAAGGGTATCACGATGAACGGAGGGCTAAAGAAACTGCTGAAAGACAAACTCAAGAGTTGGAAACTTTGGCTCAAAGACTTTTGGATGAAAATAAAGAGTTAAAAGGCAGTCTGTCGAAGAACAAAGACGTTCTTTATAAACAAGCAGAACGAGCCGTAGAGAGTGATTTAGCTAACGCCACCAGAGAATACAAAGCAGCATACGAAGAAGGCGATGCAGATAAACTGCTAAAAGCACAACAAGCTCTTACGAAAGCGGAAATAGCTTCTCAAAGATTATCTAAATTAAGTAGTGAAGAGGCTTTACAACCTAATCAAAATACATTACAAACTAGTCCTGAGAATGTAAAAGATTTATTGCCTGAATCTGCAAAAGTACAAGTTGACCCAAGGGCACTTGACTGGCAACAAAAAAACAAATGGTTCGGTAGTTTAGAACATGAACCAGAAACTGCTTTTGCTTTAGGGCTACACAAACAAATCACTGAGGTGGAAAAAGTATCTGCCGAAAGCGATGAATACTATGAGAAGTTATCTTCTCGTATGCAAGCAAAGTTTCCCGAACTATTCGAGGGGACCAATGAACAGGAGGTAAGTACACCTAAATCAAAACCAGCTAATGTGGTTGCCCCCGCAACGCGGAGCACAGCACCTAAAAAAATTAGGTTAACGCAAACACAAGTGGCTTTGGCAAAAAGATTGGGGCTTACTCCCGCACAGTACGCCAAACAGGTTGCATTAGATATGAGGAACAATAATGGCTGAGAACAGATTAGATCGTCAGTTAGAAACAAGGGAAAAAACAACCAGAACGAGGCATTGGCAGCGACCAGAAGTTTTACCTTCTCCCACGCCTGAAGACGGTTATGTTTTCCGTTGGATACGAGTAGCATCTCGTGGTACAACTGATGCCACAAATGTTTCCTCTAAATTACGAGAAGGTTGGGAACCAGTAAAAGCGGCAGATCACCCAGAAATTACATTAGTCAGCGTAGAGAACGAAAGGTTCTCCGACAATATAGTGATGGGCGGTTTAATGCTTTGCAAGGCTCCAGAAGAGATGATAGAGGAGCGTAGTGAATATTACGAAACTCAAACTAAATCTCAGATGCAGTCCGTGGATAACAACCTTATGAGAGAAAGTGACGCTCGTATGCCTATCTTTAATGAGAGGAAAACGAAAGTTACTTTTGGAAACGGAACTTAATTATAGGAGTGTATAAGCGATGGCTTATCCAACTATTGCTGCCCCTTATGGGCTAATTCCGGTAAAACTGTTAAGCGGTGTTCCTTTTGTTGGTACGACTCGGCATTATTCTATTGCTAGTGGTTATGCTACTGATATTTTTTATGGGGATGCTGTTAAACTTGTTACCGGAGGCACTGTCGAGCGTGATACGTTTGATGCTGCCATGACACCAATAGGTGTCTTTTTAGGGTGTTCATTTACTGACCCCGGTACAAGTCAGCCTACGTTCAAGCAGTATTACCCTGCTAGTACGGCAGCGTCTGATATACAAGCTTACGTTGTAGATGCCACAGATGTACTGTTCAAAGTAGCAGTTGTATCTTCAGGCGAAACGATTGGCGATCTGGCAATTACTGATATAGGTGCTAATGTAGCTGGTGTGGATAACACTGGTAGTACCATTACTGGTAATTCTAAGAGTGCCATATCCGACACTTCTGCAACAACTAGTTCGCTACCTTTTCGCATTGTCGATCTCGTGCAAGAGACTAAAAACTCTTCAGGTGGCTTCACAGAGGCTCTTGTCAAGTGGAACGCTGGACATGCCTTCGATAATACAACCGGAATATAGGAGTAGCGTAAAATGGCAATATCACGCGCCCAATTACTAAAGGAACTCCTACCCGGACTGAACGCTTTGTTCGGATTGGAGTACGCCAAGTATGGCGAAGAACACGCAGAGATTTTTGAAACAGAATCTTCTGATCGTTCTTTTGAAGAAGAAACCAAGCTGTCTGGTTTTTCTGCGGCACCTGTTAAAGACGAAGGCTCTGCCATCGAATATGACAATGCTCAAGAGACTTTCACAGCTAGGTACACACACGAAACCATTGCAATGGGTTTCTCAGTGACGGAGGAAGCTATAGAGGACAACCTTTACGACTCCCTCTCCGCTAGATACACCAAGGCATTGGCTCGTGCAATGGCTTATACCAAGCAAGTAAAAGCTGCTGCTGTATTGAACAATGCTTTTGCTGCTGGTACTACTTATGGTGACGGACAGACCTTATGTTCTACTGCTCACCCATTAGTATCAGGTGGTACTAACTCAAACCGCCCCGGCACCAATGCCGACTTGAATGAGACTTCTTTGGAAGCCGCTGTCATTCAAATCGCTGGTTGGACGGACGAGCGTGGTTTGTTGATTGCCGCTAGGCCAACTAAGCTAATCATTCCATCTGACTTGCAGTTTGTGGCAACACGATTGTTAGAAACAGAAGGAAGAGTTGGAACCGCAGATAACGACATCAATGCGCTTCGCAACAACGGTGCTATCCCCGGTGGATACTCAGTTAATCACTATCTGACAGACACAGATGCGTGGTTCTTAATGACTGACGTACCTAACGGACTCAAGCACTTCGTGCGAACTCCGATGTCTACATCTATGGATGCTGACTTTGATACGGGTAACAGCCGTTATAAAGCGAGGGAAAGATATTCATTTGGAGTATCAGATCCGCTTGGCATTTTCGGTTCACCCGGAGCATAATATTAGGGGGGTGTAAAAGCCCCCCTTTTTGTTCTATCCTGACAGTCTTATGACTGACACTAGCCGCGACAGGAGGATACATGGCTAAAACTACTTTTAACGGCCCCGTTCGTTCCGAAAAGGGGTTTCAAATGGTTTCAAAGAACGCTACTACTGGTACGGTTACCGTAACTAGTGGTGATAAGTGGGCTGTTGAAGCTACTGGAAGTGCAGGTATTGAAGGCACTGCCGCTGTTTACGTCACTCAAGTCAATCGTTTAAAAAGCGATGTAGACACAAACGTCAACATTGTTAAGTCAACCATTATGATTGATCTAACAGGTTTGAAGGATGGTGGTACTGCAGGTGATATTATTGGTAAGGATGGTTCTGGTGTTGCGTTTATCGGACAAGTAACCACTGCCAACCAAGGTACAGTGTTTGGCGTTACCATGACTTGTTTAGAAACCCCTGCTGGTGGAAGCACAGACATTGACTTGTATTCTGCTACAGAGGGTACAGGTGTTAATGACACTGCCATCGGTGATTTGACAGAAACTCAAATTATTAATGCTGGTGCTGCTTCTGCTGGAACAATGGTTGCTGGTGGAGACATTGCAGCAGACCAATACTTATACCTTGTGAGTCAAGGCACTGGCGATGCAACATATACTGCTGGGCGGTTTATGATTGAAGTTGTCGGCTATGATGTAGCATCTTAATTGGAGGTAAATTACTATGGCCTTAAAAGGTTCAGGTAGTGATGTAACATCCAGTTTTATAACTGCTGCTGCCGCAGATCCAGACGGTGTTTCGACTGCTGCTGCAGTAGGTAATAACGCTGCGTTGACGCTAGGAGGTGCTTTAGCCTCTGGGGGGTCTGTTACTTTTGACTCTCCAAGAAACGTCACCATTCTTAGTGGTGGAGATGACAGTGCTATATCTTTTACTGTTGCTGGTACGGATGAATCAGGCACTGCAGCCACAGAGTCTATAACTGGCGCTGATACTGGCACGGCCACAGGCACGAAGTTTTTTACCACTATCACCTCTATAACTGCAGTAGGTGATCCTGCTGGTAATGTTAGCGCAGGTTCAGGCACGAGTTGCTGCGGAGTTATCTCTGTAGCACGTTGTAGGTTACGT